GTACAGAACCTAAAGGAAGATGCTTTTCAGTCCTGTGCAGAAAGCTACGATGCGTATATGAACGAAAAAATGGTAGGGTAATGTGGACAGTAGAAGAATTTAAAAAGGTTCTAAAGTCTTGGAGACGAAACGATGGACGTGGCGTTGTAAGCAAGGTAGATATAGCCATTGTATGCGCTTGGAACTACGACAAGGTAGACGATAATCTATTTGCAGATATACTCGGTTACTACTTGTTAGAGACAGAGGCAGAAGGTGTTAAAGATTTTGTTCAACAAACATTATATAAAGATGAGTGATAGAAGTTATTATGAAGTAGAGACAGCCGACATTTATGTAGAGGCTACCATCAAGGTAAAGATTAATATGAACGAGAGAACCAGTGTTCCATTGAAAGACCTCATCATAGATTACGTTTGGGACGGAGAGTTTACAGAGGTTGAAGTTAAGAGCATTGACTTTGAAGAATACACCAACGTACAGAAAGAGATAGAAGAAATCGGATAGATGTCAGACAACCTACACAGATTATTATTTGCTAACGACCTTAAAGAGTTGGGCTATATCATTAACGAGTTTATTGAGATAGCTAAACTCTTGGAGGACAGCAGAGAGGTAGCCAAGTTGATTGGTTCATTAGATAGGTTCTACTACGCTTATGAAAGCCGTGTACGGGAAGTCTCTGAATTATTGGGGAAGATAGACAAAGCCAGAGAGAAACACAGAATGGTTATCGCACAGCGTGAGGACTATAAAAAAGAAGTAGAAAGATTAACAAACATATTACAGCGTTATGAAGATGATTTATGATACAACGGATTTAAGAGGCTTATTCGTTGATGATGACTACCAATACTACAAGTGGATAGAAGGTGGCTTAAACGCCTCCGCAGATACCTTAAATGAAATCTCTTGGGACATAACCATACCAGAGAATGAAGACTACCCACTGGGGATTTAATTTCCTAAACACCCGTAGTAATATATTACTTATATTAGTAATATATATCTATTAGAAGTAATATAATAGTAATATATAAGAATATATCTTTAAGATATATTCTATATTAGAAATATAATAGAAGAATACTAATATACCCTACTGATATAAGGGTGTTTATACAGAAGTATGCTATGAAAGAGAAAGATTTTTTAGACCTATCGCAAAAGAAGTTAGCCGCAGATGTGTGGGCTAAAATCACAAAGCATAAAAAGATACCATTGAAGTCAAGAAAGCGTGAGTATGTCATACACCGACATAGCTTTTTAGTAGCGATGCGTAAATACTCTACGATGTCTCTTGATGCTATCGGAACGGTATTAGGTAAAGACCACGCCACAGTAATCCACGCTTGTAAGCAGCACGATATGAATTACAAATTTGATAGAGACTACAAAGCTGTATACTATCAGATAGACAATATCGTAGCCAAGACGATGCTGCCTTACAGCTTACTGGAGGAACATACCTACGATGAGTTTATGGAGCGTAACAAGGCTGTACGGGAACGTCTTATGAAATTGGCAAGTCAGAACAGAGAGCTGATAAACACAAACAACCGCTTAACCCTTGAGAATGAATCTCTAAAGAAGCAGTCAAAGCAAGTTAATAGTGAGATTTCTGCATTAAAAACAAAAATTTCTGGTGTTGCGTGGTAGTTATTGTATAATTTTGTCTATATTTGAATAGACAAAGTTGTACTTTTGTTTACATTGTTTAAGTAGGAGGGGGAGTTTTTCTATTGGTTTTGGTTTTAAATAGTGCAACGCACTGCTCCCCCTTCAAACAATTTTAGTAACTAATTAAAGTTTATATATGAGTCGTTATCAGTTTAAGACCACCAACATCAAAGGAAAAGAATATGTTGAGGTCAACCAAAGAATTAAATACTTCCGTGAAAGCGGACAATACGAAGGGTGGTCATTGACCTCTGATGTATATCATTTAGATGAAGTATCTTGTGTAATCAAGGCTTCTGTACTCAACGATAAAGGAGATATAGTAGCCACAGGTTTTGCTCAAGAGGATAAATCCAGTAGCTATATAAACAAAACAAGCTATGTGGAAAACTGTGAGACAAGTGCTTGGGGCCGTGCATTGGCTAATCTTGGTATTGGTATTGATACTTCTATTGCGAGTTCAAACGAGGTTTCAATGGCTATCTCAAAACAAGGAAGTAAACCTAAAGCTGCGGTTAAGACAACTGCTAAAGTGAGTCTATTAGAACTTACTGATGAAATCAAATCAAAGATGGTTAAGGCTGTTAAAGATGGTAAGAAAGATGCAGTAGTTAAAGCACTGGATAAGTACGAGCTAACAGCAGCACAGCGTAATGAGATTCTTGCGTAATGACTGATTTAGAAAGATTCAAGGACGATGAAGCGTACTACTCGGACAAATCTTATATGTCCAATAGTGCCTTCAAACTCCTGCGCCAATCACCTACAAAGTTCCACCTTTGGAAGCAAGGTAAGTGGAGCTACCCTTCTACTTCATTCTTTGATGTAGGTACTGCACTACACGCTCTATTCCTTGAGGATAAAGAAGTAGCTGTACGATGGGAAGGAACTCGTAGAGGCAACGCCTATAAAGAGTTTAAGATGGAACACGAAGGTAAACTTGTGCTGCCCGAAAAGGATTATGATTTAGTCTATGGTATGTACGATAAGCTGCTTAAAGTTCCAGAGGTAAACGATATTATGGGAATAGAAGCCAAGCCCGAAGTTGCAGGTATAAAAACATTTGTAACGGAAAGCGGAAACGAGATTGCAGTAAAAGGTAAAGCTGATGCAATAGTGTTTGATGGCGAGAAGAACTATATCGTAGACCTAAAGACCACCGCTAAATCACTTGAGGATTTTAAGAAGTCAGCGAGATTTATGTTGTACAATCAACAAGCCTATCTCTACAAGACTATCTTTGGAATGGACGATTTCTATTTCCTCGTAGTGGAAAAGGTATTCCCATATGAGGTGGGTATATTTAAAGCCTCTGATGACTTCCTACACTGGGGAGAAGTAGAGTTGAATACAAGTATTAATGTTTACGAAAAAAGATTTTTAAATGAGCAATTCAGACCTTACAGCGCAATGGTTGGAGAACTGTAACCACTTTGAAAAGATGGTGGTACTCAATGCAGTAGACGTAACAGGAGTAGATAAAGAGCATTTCTACACTGGTCGTAGGTTTCCTATCGTAGTGAGAACCAGAGCGTTGATAGCAAGAGTCCTCCGTGATTCACATTACACGATGAAGAACATCGCAAGTGTATTGAAGATTACAGCAGAGATGGCAGCTAACTACTGCACGGCAAACCATAACGAGTACCTCCAGAAAAATCCAGACTATGAGGGTATGTACAATCGTTTGACAAATGCGATAGAGCAAGTCCACAGCAGCGACAATGGCGTTGAACAACGTCTATCAGATGTGGAAATTGAGATAAGTAGAATGAAACAAAGAGTAGACCACCTCTCCAAACTGGTCGTAGAGTAATTCTTTTTATTAACTAAATATCTATTAAGATGACTGAAAAGAAATTTGTAGGAAGTACGCGTGTAAAGACCACGAAGTACGGACAGATTATCAATCTTGGGCTGAAAGCTTCAGACCTTGAAACACTAAAGGCTAACCTCAATGATAGAGGTTGGGTAAACATTGACCTCAAGTCTAAAAAAGACGGTGGTTTTTATGCAGAGATTCCTACGATGGACTTCAAAGGAGCGGCTGCAACTAATGCACAAGATGACGACTTGTTCTAAAACGTTAAAGGGGAAAAGGAAATAGCTTTACTGCGGAGTAGGTTAATAGGGGGGTTCAATTCCCCCCTCCCCTCCAAAATCAATTACTATGAATAAGATGAATCAGTTTCTTCGCATAGCAAATGCGAGGTTAAGAAAGGTGTACCCTAACAAGATGCAGAGAAAGGCTTGGGCAGCCAAGATGTACGCACGATGGATAGAAAGACAAGGGTAATGTTTACTATAGTGTACAGAATAAGGGTAAAATGAATAGAGAAATACTACTGGAGATGTACGAGAAACTTTGGAACGCTGAAAAGGACAAGTGGGCTTGGAATGTGATACTGAAGGACACTCTTGAGAAATTAGAAGCCAAAGATGTCAAGTAAACTGCACAAGATGCTTGACACTTTTAACGATACAAGTAAGGGTATAAACTGACCTTTAATAATACATTGTCAGGCGATAGCTTGACACCTTTAACACCAAAGAGAAATGAAAACTGAAGAGTATACTAATCGATATGGTGACACATTCACCTTTGAACTAAACGAACGGGGTAACATCCAATGGAGTGGTAACTTCAAACATTGTCGTTTTGGTGCTGCTAATGTGTATGATGATGCATACAATGAATACAAGAGGGATGGTGGTACACTATCTATGAAGGAATTCATTAATGAAGTACACGACATAATTAGAGATGAGAATGGTGACTATGTTTCTCCAAGTCGTATCGGTCAATCATATCGTGAGTTGGTTTACTCCGATTGGAATACCATTACAATGGTAGACCCAAGTGGTGGTCCATACATCACTAAAGGTGTAGATATGAAGTTGTTTGGGTTTGATGGTAAGATTGTAAATGGATTTATCCCCAACGAAGATGGATACGAAATAGTGATAGAAAACCTTTAACACCAAAGAGAGATGAAAATAATAATAGGAATCATTGTAATAGCACTACTTGCAATAGGTGCTTATTGGACGGGCAAGGCTTTTACTCCCAAAGAATTTTACGAAGAAGCCGACTGCTATATATGCTATGGACTTAAGATATGGGCTTTGTTTTGGTTAATTGTGGTAGCATCTTGGGGTGTTGGTAGTTTGGTTATGCAGTTACTTTAACAACAAACGAGAAATGATTGAAGTCACACTACTAATTATCGCAATTGCATTTGTATCACTCATCGTAGTGAAGGAAATCCAAGACTATCTTTTTTGGAGGCGCATTGACAAAGCATTTGAGAATGGTTTCAAAGAGATGAATGAATTATTGAAAAAGAAACTTGAAGGAGTTGAGGATAAAGACTTTTATTCTTATTGTATGAAAACCTTAAAAACAAAAGAGAAATGAAAACATTAGTTCAACTATTAAACGATGCCGTAGTAGAGGCAGATATTCGTGGACACAAAGGAAAAATCAATGTATCCCCTGCTTTTTTTGATATAAGGAATTACTCTGAAAAAGAAAAGTGTATAGGTTATTTAATCTACGCAGGTAGATTTGGTGGCTACGAGCTACAAAGGGACTCAAGTCTACAAGGATATGGCATAACCTTTAACACCAAAGAGAGATGAAAACAAATTACAAGTCAAAGAGAACAAGCGGAAGCAAAAGAGTGATTAGCGATATTCGCAGTTACGCAATAGCCAATGCCAAAAAGACAAAGGTCAAATCAGAGTTGTACAACCGCATAGTTCAGCTTTGCGAAAGAGACTTAACAGAGTATGGTATTGAGTATGATTAAGTCCTACAACAGAAAGAGAAGACACATACGCGAGGTTGAGAAATACTTGGAGATGCTTATGTTAGACAATGTAAATCTCTCTCTTCACGCCAGTAGATTCGGTTGGAACGATGACCTGCAAAATCAATTGACTAATAGCGCACTACTAATTCGTAAGTATCAAAGACGCTTACGCTTAATCAGAATGTAATGACATCCTACGATATACCTAAATCACTAAAAGAAAAGACTTGGGATTGGTTACAAGACCATTCTATGGGACACCGATTTGATGCTAACGGCTCTAAAGCAGAGCAGTTTGTAGGTTTGTTAGGAGAGAATATGTTTCGTATCCTAAATGACTTGCCGCCAAAGTTTGAAGATGGATTTGATGGTGGACACGACCTTATCTTTATGGGACGTAAAGCGGATGTAAAGACAATGGGCAGACGTGTTGACCCTAAACCCCACTACGTCAACAACTTCGTTGGTTATCAAAAGGATTTTGACTGTGAACTATATATATTTTGCAGCATAAACAAGTCTACAAATACCTTCTGGATATGTGGATACACCGATAAGGAGACACTACTTACCGAGTCCAACTTCTACGAAAAGGGAGAGAAGAGATACAGAGACGATGGTAGCTACTTTATAAATAAAGCACCATTGTATGAGATTGAGAACACTAAACTAAAACCATTAATAATATGAGCGATAAATACTTCTGTGGTGGATGTGATAAGCAGATACCAATAGTAATCGGATTGAATCAGTTGCATATATGCGATTGTGGAACATTAAATAATATAGGAGATGCGGAATGAAGTTTATTCCTCACGAAGATAATTGGGAGCGTGAATACTTTGATAAACTAAAAGATGAGCGTAAAAAAAAGATTGCTAATAAGAAAAGAAGATTAGGATGTCAGAAGAAGAAAAAGCAGCAGAAGGACAAATGATTTATGATGTAGGCGTTAGGCTTGCTTGGAAGAAGAAGCGTGGTAACGGATACACCAATATGTATCAAGGTACAAAGGACAGACCCTTTCAGTTTGTTACAAGAGCAAAGTCTCTTGACCATATCAATCGCAATCCAGAAATGATAGCAAAGATGATGTCGTTTGTAGGAGCAACAGGTAAAAGCGTTTACGATTTCCATATCATAGAAGAGTTCTATCGTAAGGAAATAAGCAATAGCTTTTCACATAAAGAAGAAGATTACATTAAAGAATTTGGCGAATGACAACGAGAAATTTTATCTATAGGGCTGAAGAGTTAAAAGATTCTCTAACAGAACTCCGCGAGAACGGAGTAACAAAAGGTGCTTGGACAGGGTTCAGTTCTCTGTTTGACAAGTATTCAATGAAGTTAGGTAGTACCACTTATATATATGCAGGAGCGCATCAAGGGAAGTCGCAGTTTGCATTTGAAATGATGATGAACCTATCCCAATACTCTGGTTGGAAGTGGGCTGTATACTCCCCAGAAACAGGTTCGCCAACAGAAGTATTCGCAGAGTTCCTATGGGTATACCTGCGTAAGCCGTTCCTTGTTAATGATAAGGTTATGGCTACAGATGAAGAGAGCCAAAGGGCTATTGAGTTTATAAATGAACACTTCTATATTATAGATAGTGGTCTGCAAGACCTTACCGTA